TATGTGTGTTTTGCTAACAACCTTTTCATTTTTTGACCTTCTTCAAGGTTATAAAAATTATTTAATGTTGGGTCTGATAGTCCATTTCTTACATTTTGCAAATCTGCAAGCTCATCAAAATCTTTATTACTAATCGTTTTAAAACTATTAAATTTATTTAAACCTAGAGGTATAATTTCATAAAGTGGTTCATTAACAAAAGTTTCCTCCATTATTAAATCATCAAAACTTGTTTCTTCTGTACGTGGTACAGGATTGTATTTAGTATATAAAATACCATTTATATCTCCTCTGTGAATATAATTCATATCTATTGGACTTAAACCAATGCTTGAACCAACCGCAGAAACGCTATCATCAAATAATATTCTTGTTATATTGTTATTTCTTGCATATTCCATAATCATTTTTGCCATCATTTGGTTAAATGTTTTTTCGTTTAATCTTGGTGCATCAGGAGCCAATTTCATATATCCATCAACCCAAGGTATTTGAATATTAGGCAATCTTCCCATTTCTATATCAGTAATTTTTTTATTTGATAATCCAAAGTCTTTTTTTAAAATTTCTCTAAATTCCCTTAAAGATGTGCCTGCCATAGGATGTTTTTTATTCATTTGCTCTGCACTATCGAATCGGTGATCATATTTTCTTTGAGCCAAATAAACTACTATATTTCTTCTTTTATCTTTTCTTCTTGCTATGGTATTATCTAATTTCTCGTAAACCATTCCTTGAATTGAATCCTCTGGTAAAGTATTTTTCCAAAAATTATTTTTTGATGCATGATCCCACATAACTGTATTTTTATAATTATTTCGATCTGCTCTTGCGTTGTTAAGTTCTAACCTTAATTTTTGTAAGTCATCAGAATTAGAAATTTCAGCTTGCCTTACTTGTGTTTCCAGTTTTATAACAGTAGAATTACGAACTAAATATTCATTTGTCATATCTTCAAACTCACGCCATTCTTTAATTTTTGCGGCATCAACCCTGTCAGTATCTTTTACTCTGCTACTTTTCCATGATTGTATTTCACTAACTGAAATAGCATCTGTACCATCAGCTTGTTTTACAGTTTTTATTCTTGCCCACCCTAAACCATCAGCATCAGCTCCATGAAAATGCATTTCTAAACTATTGCTATGTCCTCTAAGAAATTTGTGTTTTTCTACTTCTGCTACATAATTAGCAATTTCATCTTGGCTCATATATTTCCCAGCACCTGCAAATGTGTTAGCAGGGTCTGTTATATCAAATAATTCATCTAAATTTGCATCAGGATATTTTTGTATCAATTCAGTCATTGTTTGATATATTCCATATGACTCGTGGTTATGCACCAAATTTAATATTTTTTCATCATTTGGAGTATCAGCGGCACCCAAAGTGTTGTACATATTGTACGTTCTAGACCTTTTTAATCGAGAGTCAGACATTACCATTTCACCAACAAGAGAATTAGGAATTACGTTTACAAAATATTCATCTGCAAATTGCCTTGCATCTTCAGCAGTTTGTTCTACTGATATTTTTTTTATTTTTCCTGTATTTGTGATGTTGTAAACATCAAACAAGCCATCATCGTTTTCTTTAATCCATGCAGACTTAGAATAATAATTTGCTTTTCCGTTTATATATTTTGGTTTAGAAAATTTGTGTTTTAATAAAACTGTGCCATCATCTTTGAAAAACGTGCTGTCGTTTATTCTAACTTCATAACTAATCATGTTTCGTCTTACTAAATCATAAATTTCAGAAAATTTTACTTCTGTATTATTTTTAGGATTTATTAGATCATAAAGACCATTTTGCCTTAATGCCGCGTCAAAAGTTACTTTTGGATCAGTTTTTGAAATAGTGCCTGCATTAATTTTTTTCCTAATTATATTTTGATATTCCTGCAACCAAGAATTGTATAAAGCGTTTGCTTTTAAAGTTTTATTAAAATTTTTACGAACAGCAACATCGTCTACAATATCTAAATCAACATTAAGTCTTATTCTTAATGCATCAATTGCATCAAATGAATTACTAACAACAGGTCCTGCCATCATTTGATAATCTGTTTCAGGCTCTTCGTATGAATGAAACGTCCTGTCATTTATGTCATTTACTTCTGTTTCGTATCTATCTGTCCTTATATTGTTTAACTCTAATTTATGACCTTCTCCACCCTTCATGCCTTCATCTGACGCTCTTTGATAACCTAATGCATTAATCAAATCTGCACCTAATGCTCTATATTTTACATCCGCAGTTCTACCAAAACCTGAAAGGTGTTCTTGGCTTATTTTACCCATCGGATCTTCACCAATAGCTACCCTGTGAGATAGCTCTGTTCTTGTTTCTTTTAGTGGTTTAATTAATTTGTGGCTTGTATCAATAATTTCATTTTTTGCATTTTGATGCGTGTTCCAATATATAGTGTTTTGCCAATTTGTATGCATCCTAACTATTGGATTACTTAAATATTCTTGTCGTTGTACGGGTGTCATTTCTGGCAAGTCATCAAAAACCCTATTAATATCATCTAAGATTTTTTTATTCTGTGGCATTTGAGGATCTGTTATATTTGCATAAGTAGCTTCTGGAGTATTTATAATTCTAGTATCAGATTTATGCACATTGCTTAATTGATTTGGTAAATCTTGTACACCTGCATTACCAAATGTTCGTTCAACTTTATAAACATATTTAGGCAACTCTTCTGATAAATATCTTTGCCTTATATCTTCTGGCAACTCACTCATTCTGCCATTTGGTATAAAGTTTTTATTGTTTGCTAATTCAATTGTGTTTCTTGCGCCACCTCTTAATATACGCCGTATAGCATTTTGCCCAATTTCCAATGGTATTCCAATTATTCCTGTACCTATCAAGAAACCTAAAACCTCACCTGGCTCTACATCTATTCCCAAAAATTGCGTTCCTGTAATATTGTTTTCTAAAAATGGTTTTATAGATGAATGTGGATTTGTTGTGTTAACTAAAAATGGCATAGAAATTGTAGACATAATATTATCTGCTAAACTATCACCAAAATTAGCTCTATGCGCTATCATTGCTTCTTCAAACAATCTTTCTTCTTCAGGATTAAACAATCCTGCTTTACGATAACCTTGCTGTACAAGTCCTGTTGAATACGGAATTAAATACCTTTCTTCTGCCATTTCAAACTTAAGTGCTTTACTAACATTGCTATAAGTAAGCCAGTTTTTTGGTCTAACAGTTCCCCAAAATCCTTTGTTTTGATATGCATTTTTTATTGCTCCAATTTGTTTTACAGGATTTTTTGCCAATACACTTTTTACAATACTGCCAGTCATTTTTAAACCGCTAGTTAAGAATATTGTTTCTGCAACTGCTCTTGGTGCGTTTCTCAAAGCTTCAACTTGTCTAAATTCATTGAAAGCTAATTCTCCACCAAAACTACCAAATTGTTCTGTTCTTTTTGCATTGGTTGATAAAATATTTTGCCAAGTATCTTTCCATAATACATTAGCATTTTTGTCTCTAACCCTTTCAGGTTTCATTCTTCCAAGCGCTATAAATACTTCGTCCATTGCTAATGTGCCAGCTTCATAAGGATCTATACTGTTGTAACCTGCTGTTTGACTTAAATATTTGTCTGCTATAGTTGTAAGTTCTGTAAATTTATTTTGTGGCAAATTTACTTTTTCTGTTTGTATAATATTACTTACTTGGTTAAATATTTGCTTTGCACTACGTATTTCTTGAAATGCAGATGCTTGTTGTTGTGCATCTTTATTTACTTGAAAAGTATCAAATTCAGGAGCATATTCTGCCGCTCCTTCGGGGTAATTTCTTATAATAGCTGGGTCTGTAGCAGGTCTCATATTAGGAGGACTGTAATCAGGAGCAGGTCCTAAACCAGGTGCGACTGGTGGTGGAGGTTGCGGTGGTCTTTCATATGTTTGACCTAATTGATTTGCCATATTAGCAGTTGGTTGTACTGGCATTATTGGCAACGTGCTATTTGCTGTTTGTTGCCTTCTAGTAAAATTTAAAAATGGTCTATCTGCGGGATCCGTATTACCTGGATCTCCTGGTGGTGGTGTTGTGTCGAAAAATTTGTTTGTTACCATTAGCCATAAAATAATCTTCTAGTTCTCGGTGATATTCTTTGTCTAGCCATATCTCTTGATCTTTGAGTTGCTTGTGCAAATCTTTGAGTATACGGAAACTCTTGTAGATATTGTTGAAACTGCAAAGTAGGAGCTTGACCTTGTTGTATTCTTCTGCCTAGCTCGCCATAATAATCTTGTATAGCCTGATTATAAACATCACCAGATGCTTGTCTTTGTACAGGTGTCATATTTCTTGGCAATGTACCAAAAAAAGTTGCCTGTGGATTGGCATCTAAAAATCTGGAAAAAACGCTAGACGGATCATTCTGTGCGTTCATATTGCCAAATTGACTTGTAAATTCTTCAAATGTAGCCATTAACTACTCCTTCCCATAAATGCGTTTTTTGTAAAATTGTCTAATGTATTTTGATCAGTAGGAACACCATAAGCATTTGCTGTGTATTCAAGAAAAGAAGTCTTGCCTGCAAATTGCCTATCACCTGCCGCTTTTCTTACAGATTCATCATCTGCTTCTTGGTAACTACTATCTACTTGTCTTAATTTGTTTGCTTGATCTCTTGACCATGCGTCATATAATGCGTCTGTATCAGGACTTACATATCTCATATAGTTAGCGCCATACATACTATTAGCCATTCCTCTAATTAAATTAGATACAGTATATTTATTATCTGACCTATCACTAAATGCACTTGCTATACCTTGCCCAGTTGATTGCAAACCTGCGTCTTGTTCGTTTCTATATTTTGTTAAAAGCTTACCAAATGATGCTGTTTGTTTTTCAAACAATGTATTGCCAACATCACCTTGTAAAAACTCAGCCGTAAAGTCATCAAATGTTTGCATGGTACCAGGTTTATCTTTACCAAAATTTCTAGTAATATCTTCTGCCATATACGTAGCTTCTGCTTCTGGTTGCAAACTTGCAAAATACTGACCAATAGGACCGCTTTGATATAATATACTTTGACCAAGTCCTTGATTTGGCGCTAATTTATCTACACCACGAGCAAAACCAGATATTCTTGCATTGTCTGATAAAAACCTATCAATATAATTATTAAAGTTTGCATACTGTTGCCTTTCAGGTGGAGCATCAAACTCATCAAACATAGATAAATCTGGTGGTACTACTGGACCTGGTGCTGGTGGTGGTGGTGGTGCTGGTGGTGCTGGTGGTTCTAAATAAGTAGAAGATAAATTACCAACATCAACTGTTTGATTAGGCACAGATCTCATTTCTGTTTCTGCACCTGGTTGAAAACCAACACCTGTTGCTTCTTGCCCAGTTGTTCTAATTGGAGTTCCTGTTTCGCCAGTACCAAGTTGTTGATTTATTCCTGACTCAGGTTGCGCTCTTTGTATTTCAAATTGTCTATACAATTCATCTAATGTAGTTGGACCATCTGCAAAAGCATTGTTCATTGCTTGAGTAGTTATTCCTACATCACTTGTATTTTCTGTAATATTTTCAACAGTTTCTCCGCCTTCTGTTACAAATTGTGCTTTTCTTCTTGCATCTGCCAAAGAGTCAGCTTCTACAGTTGTAGGGTATGTAGTGCCATCAGCTCTTCTTATTTGAATAAAATACTGCATTATATACCTTCCTCATTTATTTCTGTTCTTGCACCAGGTCTAGGTGTACCAGGCGCAACATCTTGCGTTGGTGCTTCTGTTGGTGGTGCAGGCGGAAAGCCTTGTGCTTGACTAGATAATACAGCACCATTAACACCTGGTGGTCCTGCTGGTGGCATACCTTGTTGTGCAGGTGGTGGTGCAGGTTGTCCTGCCATGTCAGGTCCTTGACCAGTCATGCCAAACTGTTGCATCATAGCTTGGAATTGTACATCCATTGCTGTTTCATCCTGCTGTTCTTTTTTCATTGCTTTTCTAAGCATGTCTAAATATACCATAGCTTCTTGTTGTTGACCTTTAGCCATCAATGCTTGCACAACATTTATCATAACTGCTTTTGGATCTAATGTCTCTCCCTGTTGTGCATTTATTTCTTTTTTAAAATCTTCTACATCCTGTACGTCTAATATGTTATCCCATATCCATACGTCAGGTGCAAGCGGATTAGGTCCTTCTCTCATCATTTGCGCCATTGTTACTTTTTGCGGATCATCTTGTGGCATCTGTGGTTTGATTGCAATTTCGATTGGTCCACCTTCTGCAATATCTTCTGGAGATATAGGACCCATAAACCATTTTTTCAGTTCATTGTACTTACCTCTCATCTCCATTGTTCCAAAATTACCAGTTGCATATTGCGCTAAAAGTAATTCAGATATTTGTTGGTAAGCACTTTGTAAAGCATAAACTCTTGGTTGTACTTGATGCTCTGACCCAGACCTAAGTAGGTTTGCCGCGTAACCAGATAATTGAAATTGTAATTCACCATACGCAACATTTGGTAAACCACCTCTTTGCAGTTCTGCTGAAATCATGCCTAAATAATCTCCTGTGTTTGCAGGCATAGTTATTTCTGGCAACAAATCAATTGTTGTGTTTGCTGGCAAATCTACTTCTGTGCCATCACGCCATGGATCTGTTTCTAATGTTGCTGATCCATCAGGACTTGTAACAACATACGGATGTCTCGTAGAACGAGAGATTAAAGTTTTCATAGAACTCATAGCAAAATTGTAATCATGGAACAGTTGCCGATTAGCCGCGAACACACTTTCTCCGTACTCACGAGATGTATACTCACTAGATAAATCTCCTTGTACGTATGGTTGCGGACCCACAACACCAACAAAGCAGGGAGCGCAGGGCATCCCTTGTATCATTACTCCGTGTGGCGTTGGTTTCTTAGCAAACTTTGGTCCACCTGCGTCTATGATTATGCAATTCATTTCTCTGTCGTAATAATCCCAAACATCAATTCCTTGTTCCTCGGCTTCTTGTTCAGGTGCAGAGACATCCATATTATATATAGCTTTAATTGATTCTTTAGTTCTTTTTTTTCTATGTGCAATGTAACTTATGCCTTCGTCATCCATTTCATAAACAACATGCAAAGGATCCCATGCAGTTATATCTACGTATGCACTACCATCAGGTCTTGTATTTAATACAGACCTGCCAGCAAAATGACCTCGAAGTGTAATGTGAAAAGATAATTGTTCTCTTGCATTTGGTTGACCCATTCTTAACAATCTTTCATCTGCTAAGTTTAATGCACCAATTACCCACTTCTCTTTGTTGGCTCCAATAATTCTAGCCTGTTCATCTTTGCCTTCATTAGGCACCCTAACAATCATTGATGATGTTGTAAGATACGCCATAATTTTATCTGCTAAAACTTTTGGTGTGTTTGATGTGTATGATTGAAAACCCTCACCAGCATCGTACGGGTTCATACGATACAATGAATAGTCATCTTCCATTCTTCGTCTTACTTGCTTGAAACCTTCGGCTTCATATCTTCTTTTTATTTTGTCTAATAAATTATCTATCTGTGCCATTTACCATCTCTTTACAGTAATTTTAGTTTTTTCTTGAGCTAATCTTGCATAACCAAAATTAATTACAAGACCATAAACAATTGCCTTAGCACCATGGTTGAAAGCATCTCTTGGCTCCCTACCAACTACATTTCCGTTTCGGTCTGTTCTCCATGAGTATACATGAACTTGACCATCAAAGGGATTTTGACAACCACCTAGTTCAGAAATAATGCCACGGCATTGCGGGTTAAAGATCATGTTGGGTTTGTTGGACACAGGATGTGGTTTCAAAAAAGTATTGAACCTTTCTATCCCGTCCATCACTCCAACTTTCTCACTAATCATAGAGACGTTAGCCTTGTGCCACCAGACATCTACAGGTCGTCTTTCAGATTGCGCATGTGCCGCAATATCAATTACCCCTGAATCTACATCTTGCCACCATTCTCGATTTTGTGCAATCTCTATGATATCTTCTGTTGTTTTTTCTCTTTCGTATATTTCATC